GTTGGTAAGCACTTTCATTTGTATTAATTATTTGATCCGTATTTGGATCTCTAACCAAATCTGCATTACCTTCAACTGGGATGTAATTTGACATTATGCTAAAGTAATAACCCTTAAATTAGAAACTCTAGGAACATATACTTGATTTGTTGATGTCAATACAAACTTAACTCTATAGAATTTAAATGGTGGAAGATCTTCCATATTAAATTCAAACTCTCTAAATGTTAATTCACTACTCTTAAATCCTGCTCCAGCCTCAGATTTAGGGATAAATCTATCAGGTAAACCATCGCTTTCAGCAGCATCAATTACTTGACCTTGATCATTTAGATTTTTATAGCCAGGGAATGGTTCAAATATTGGGTCAAAGTTTGGAGTTGCACTGATTGCATAATATGCTCTAATATCAGAATATTCGTTAATGTGTGCATCAAGTATTATTTTAATAGATGAAGCAGAGTTTGCTAAACTATTTTCTCTAGAAACATATTGACATGCCGTAGGATCTTCAAATAAAGTGTTAACTCTAGGATCCTGTTTGTAATTTGTAATCGGAGCATCAACTCTATTAGATACTAAAATAGCACTCATTCTCTGTAAATCTACAACAGGAGATAGATTTGGATTAGATGTCTCTAATGTGAGTGTCATGTTAAATGATCTGTCACCTGATTTATTTTGAGTTACCGTATTATTAGTTTCGTTAACTCTAGATGCGACCATTCTAGGAGAACTTAAATAATTTGATTTATTTAAAGTTACACTTTCACTTCCTTTATCTAAGAATGGAACATCAGTTCCTTGACCCAATCCATTACCTAAACTTGCTGCAGATATTGTTTTCATTTCAGCTGATATTGTAGTACCAGGAACAGTTATGTTTGCAATATTTGGTGAAATAATTTGGAAAGGAATATTTTGTGTTGCACGAGTTTCATATCCACCAGTTGATTTAGTGTCATTAAAATATAATTTAGGATTGCTTGCTGCACTTCCATCACTTTGTCTATTTGATGCTGTGAATGGTAATCCAGTTTGATCGGCAGTTAAAGCACTTGTATCAATCTTAACAGTGTAACTATCGAATGTAATTGGATTGGGATCTAAATCAGTAACATCACTTAGTAGGTGAGTTCTATTAATTCTTGCAAGAGATACACCACCCAATTCATACTTACGAACAGGAGTTCCTTTAATATATGCTTTTGGATTATTTCCTCTAGTAATACCAGTAATTGATCCACCAGAAGCACCTGTGTATTTAATTACCTCATCTCCAATTTTTAATAGGCCTGGATTTGTTGCTCCTACAGAAACATTCTCAAAAGTGGTAAAGTTGTCAGTGCTAACAACAGATAATGTGGAAGTAGAGTTTACACCGTATGGTAATGATAATTTAGTTGGAACTACATCAGTTTCAACCTGAGAAAGTGTTACTCTGTTTTGCTCATGATGCATACCATGATTTCTATGATCAACTGTGAAATGTAATCCATCATTTACAGTTGTAATTTTTTCCAATCTACAACTTGCAACTCCTGAAGTTGCGTGTGTATTTAATGATGTTGTTATACCTGTAATTGGATGTGTAAATGTCATTGTTCCATTCAAGGCAAAATTTCCTTGAACATTATCTAATATTAGTTCATCTGTTCTACCAATTGATACAATAGATAATCTTGCATTTCTACCAGCTGAAGTGCCTCCAATTGTTCCTATACCAAGAACATCACCTTGCTGGAATCCACTACCAGAAGTTATAATTCTTGCTGATGAAATTCCACCATCAGTAACCACCACATCTGCAGTCATAAAGTCTCCACCAGCAGTTATGTTGGTGAGAGCGACACCAACAAATAATTTAGTTCCAGATGCAGGAGTATAACCTAAACCAGCATTGACAATGCCCATACTTCCTGTTCCGACACCAGCACTACCAACAAAATTACCAGAAGCATTTGAAGCTGATGTAAATGTATTAGTTCCATCAGTCACAGTTAATTGGTTAATAGTGTTACCCAATGTTAGAACAGTATCTGTCAACGGTGTTCCAATACCCAATCTAACTTTTTTAGAATTGATATTGATTGAGTTTGGTTGTAGTTTTGCAACTTGGTTATTACCTTCGGATAAAATAGGGTTATATACCTCCATTGTTCCTTCGGTCTCAAACACAGCTTTATTGATTACAAATTTAAGATCTTCCCACTGACTTGGTTCCCAAGTAGAAGCGTTCTGTGATTTAAATAATGATCCTAAGTATGGTTGTTGTGATATAAATTCATCTGTTAATAAATCAGATTCACCAATTCTTGATATGAATACCTTATACTTAGTTGACCATGATGCTAGGCATATTGCATATTCTGTGTTATCACCCTCAAGATATACTGGTGATTCAAATGTAAATCTAGTTGCTACAGTTCCATTTGTAGAAACATTTATTTGATCTGGTGCTTTGATTATTTCAGAGAATGGTAAAACTTTTTGTGTTGGAGTTCCTCCTTCCATTGTTCTGATTTGGAATGTCATAGGAATATCCATGTCATCCTTAGTCTGGAAGTAAATGTCACAACTTGTAATAAAGATACCACCACTTTCTGTAACTTGGAAAGATTGTGCTAATGGATCATACCAACGATCTCGTCTTCCAGTTTCTGCTTGTGCTGTACTAATCGCTTCTGTCTTCATGACAGTAGAACCTGTTAGTGTTCTAGTTGTTCTAGCATCTGCAGTTGGCCTTGTTTGAATTATAGCATTTCGAGTAGAAATAATATTCTCTTGAACTGTTTCTAAAGTTCCAGCAGCAGTATAATTATCTTCACCAAATGTGTCTGTTTGTTCTTGATCATTAGTTGTGTTATCAATAACGGTAAATGTTTTAGTTCCTGTTTCAAATTTTGGATGATTACCAGTATTTGGATTTGGAATGTAAAAACTACCAATTAAGTTTGCACCAAGATCAGAAATTAATCTCACTGCACTAACAACTGCTGTAGCACCACTAGATGAACCTCTAAGTTCCATATTAGTTTTAACATAACCATAGTAATCTCCTTGTGCCTGATCACTTAAAGATTTTGTATCAACGTTCAATATCGTTGATGTTGCTGAATATGTCGCGGGCATATTAGTAGCACCACCACTATCAGATGCAAGTTGAACTGTGCCTGGTGTTCCTAAGAATGTTTCAAGACCAGTTGCACCAACTTGAGAAATATAAGGATTCTTAGCAAAAACTTCTGATGGAGCATTGTATGGGCCTGCTCTATGATTTGATTGTGCTACTCTAAATCTAATTGCAGGAACATCTGTTCCCTCTGCAGGAAGACCAGATCCTGGCATTTTACCAATAACAGTTTCTCCAACTTGGAAAGTTCCAGATTGCATTGTTATTTCCATTAGTTTTGGAGTGCAATATTTGGTTACTGCAACACCATCAAAGAAACCATATAACTGTGTGAGTGGTTTACACTTAGTTACTCTAAACTCCACGTTTCTTGAACGCATAGTTTGAATAACATCACGACTTACAACTCTATCTCCTAGAGATTCTTTATCAAATTGTTCTGTTACAACTTTTCTAGTTCCACTTCTAGTTTGATGATCAATTCTAAATGTATCACGAATAGTATCTTGAAGAGTTGTTGTAGTTGTTGTAGTAACATCTTGTGAGTGGTTAACACCAGATCCACCGTTTATCCAACCTGCCTTAATAATCTCTTCTTCAGTTACTGTGCTTGTTTCTGTTCTATTAACTTTACGTTCTGAGAAATCTTGACCACTCCAGTTAGTTTCCCAAGAATTCCACTGTATAGGAGCCATTCCAGTTTGTGGGTCAACTCCAAACTCTTGCATCGCCTGTGCCATGATGCCCGCAAAGTTTCCTTCCTGTTGAATTATCTTTGCATCGATTCTCGCGGTGTCTGTCCATGTATCTGTTGATGGTGCTAGTTTAACAGTTGCTTGCCAGAAACTAACCAAGAAAGGTGTAACACTTTCTGTTCTTGTGGCAAACTGCTGACTTAACCATTCGGTTTCAGTATAATCAAGAGTAACAACATCTTCAGTTTTTCTTACATTTGATCCTTCAGCAGCAAGGAAAGCACGATCAGTTCCAGCTTCAACACCTTCAACAGGGCCTGGCATTAAATCAATAGAAGTACAATAATGCTGTGGTCTTAATTCATTATTAGAGGGATCTAAACTACATTTTACCTTAAATCCTTGTGTTTCTTGTGGTTTAAGACTTGTAAAATTATCAACAAAGAAACCAGATTTAAATTTATTTAATCCATCAGCGTCAGCAACAAATAAATTTGATGTTTGTGTCTCAAGCATTGATAAAGATGTATAATATTCAAGGTTCTTGATTCTCTCCTCAAGTTCCTTAATATCTTGCATTCTATATCTCTTATATTTTAAGAAATCAATACTCGCTTGTCTAGGTGAAAATAGGTATGGAGGTAAAACAACACTTGCTATTTCTATAGCATCATCCACTCCAGTTGGTCTCTCTCTTTTTTCTGATGGATCACCATACTTAACTTGAAATCTTCCAGTTTTGTCTAAGAAAATTCTATCAATTCTACCAACAAAGTGATTAAAATCAACAGTAATTGTTTCATCTGAAGCTAGTATATTTGCAGCAGAACTACCAGATGCAGTGAATGTTCTTCCAAAAAATTCAAATGGAGATCTTACATTCTCAAGAACTGTATAGGAGGAAACTTTTGGTCTTATATCAATTGTATCTGTAACATATTCACCATTGATCATAGGAATTTCTTTACTATAATTCCAACTATTATAAGAATTTCTTACTGTAATATCTCCCTCATCAGTTGAATCATAGTAACCATTTTTAAAGTATATTTTTAACTGTCTCTTTGGTGCTCTTGCATTTGATCTTCTAGTAATAAATCCATAATCATAGTAAGTGCTTCTTTGACCATTAGTAAATGTGTAATTTGCTGATATATTTTTACTAGGATTTTCTAAAGTTGTAATTAAACCTTGAACTGTTGATTCTTCAAATACTACAACTTCACCCTCTTCAAACGCTGTTTCATTTAGAGTGATGTATGTAATTTGAGCGTCTGTTAATATTTCAGCTATGATTGCCACCGCACCACTGCTCTGACCTTTTAGTTCTTCACCTATAATTAAATCACTTGCTTTTCCTGATGGGCCATTTAGAGACGTTAAAGTCATCTTAGGTGCACTTGCTGTTGATGTATCAGTAGATTCAAAGATACCATGAATAGCAACAATATCTGCCTCATTTAATGCTATTCTATCATCTTGAACTCTTGTTCCTATCGGGAAGTTTCCAAAAGTTAAACCATCATTTAGAGTCGTTGCACCAATACCCGATGCAGCATCTTTAGAATAATTTACAACAGTAGCATTTACACGATTTAATCTCTTTACTTTTGCAGCTGGTTTTGATTTTGTAAGAGTTGCTATTAGTGTACACCCACTTACTGCTGCTCCTAAACCTTGTATCTGTAATACTGTATTACCTGTAGTGAAGGTAAACATATCATCACTTAATGCAACAGTAGTTCCATCAGGTCTCATGAAAACATATCTTTCTTCATCAAATGGTAAGAAAGACTCGTTTGTTCCTGCAGAGAGTGCAGATGACAATTGACCTAATCCTGTATTTGGATTAAGTGCAACATCAACACTAAATGATTTTCTAATCGTTAATGATGAATTTGTAAGATCGACATCTGATATGAATGCTTTTGGCATTAATGCATATAATTTACTCTCAGTGGATCTTTCTAATGGTGATGTTTGAAGTCTTAAACTAGAAACATTAGTGGATGATGTAGGAATTTCACCACTACAAACTCCAGTCACTGTGGCTACACCTGTGACGCTAACTTCATTAGTGGAGACACTAGTAATTCTTGCAAATGAAGGAACATTATTTCCTAAACCACCAAATGATAAAATATTTCCAACTTTTAATGAGCCAGGAAAAAGTGCACTTTCACTAGTAACTGTGCACAAACCTGTCTGAGGGGTTTTTGCGGTAAATTGAGCATTACCAAAATCAATAACTGGTCTTTGTATTACATCACCAGTAAAAGTTTTTGCCGAACCAACATCACCTAATTCTGGCCCACCATATAATTGTTTAACATCCTGCATACCAAAAGAGGTGATAGCAGTAGCAACACGATTATTATCTACTCCATTTATTACAAAGGGTTCGTTAGTTACAAATTCTCCAGTTTTTTCATAAACAACTAAAGATGTGCTATTACTTACGGCAGATCTTAAGAATCCTGTAGCACCACTATACTTACCTTTAATTTGAGTTGGTATGGAGAATGTAACAGGTTCATTTAAAGTTACTTTAGAAAATAACTGAATGTCATAAAGAGATGTATCCCATTCATTTACTTTAGAATTTGCAAGAGTGTAAGAGCCAGATTCTAAAGCAAAATCATAAACTCTAGCAACACCAATTTCTTCTCCTGCCACTTTAAATGGATTTTCACCAGATCTTGTATCTCTTAAACTGACAATGTAAGTATTTCCAATACCTATAGTTGGTGCACCGTTGACATTATTCATTCTTACTGAATTTCCAGTGTTATATGCAACACCTTGGCTTTCTAATCTTTTTGAAGTTCTTGGTTTTGGGCAATCTATGTAAGTAGAACTTATAGTTTCAACCTCATATCCTTTAACAAATGCTTTACCTGGTGATACTTGATATACTGCAAGATCATCACTCGCAAGTGTTCCACCCTGTGTAAATTGACCATCTTGATATATACCACCATTTTTAATATTATCATCTAAAGAATCTTTAAGAGAAACGCTGAAACTTCTGGTCATGTAGTCACCAGACTCTGCAAATGTTCTACGAGCTAATTCATCTCTAATAAAACTATATTCTGTATTTTTTTTCTGTGATCTTAAAGTTCCGTTTTCAATAACTGCTAATTCAATAAAGTTGGAGTCATTAAAATCGTCTAATGGTTTAGCAAATAAACTAGCTGATATTTTTAAACGATCAGCACCTGGTGCAGCATAATTATTAAATCCTTTTGAGTTATCTGCTAATGTTTCATCTTCATCAGCGTTAATTATATCTTCTTCAATTCTTAATCCAATTCTAGCACTAGGTTCATTTGAATACTGTGACAATATAATAGTTTCGTCTTGAACAGCAACAAAATTACCTCTAATAAAGTAAACACCATTAGATATTGAAAAAGATGCAGCAGTTGATGTTGCATTATTTGCAATACATGATGCAAATGATTCTCCAGAAGGTATAAATGCATTGTTATTAGGGCCTGAGACAATATCACTATCCGCTAATAATAATTCACCATCTGCAAATGTTTTAATTTCACTGTCTTCTACACCAGATGACATATATGAGATATACAGTGTCAAATTACCATTCTCACTATTCTCAGACATGAGAACCTGTTTAATTATTGCTGTTACACCTGTTGTTGCACCAATTATTTTTCTATCAATTAACTGTTCAATATAAAATTCTACAGGAACTCCTAAATGACTATTATTTAACTCTACAGCAAAATACTCTGATGAATATGCAGTGTTACCTGGTATTACCTTTGCACCCTCTTTAAAGAAATGTTGACCAAATTTTTCAATTTGATTCTGTAATATAGACTGAAGACCTGTTAATTCTCTTGCTTGTACAGGATAACCAGGCTTAAAAAGAATCTTTTGATAATTATCGTTCGGGTCGAAATCATCAAAATATGGTGAAACATTGAGGTTGGTTTGCTGAGCCATAGTTAGAACTGTAATATTATTTTGATGTCTTCTTTTTGATTGGAAGATCTTGTAATTGATGGTCTGTGATCAACGTAAATCATATTTCCAGAATACTTGTCTATCTCTGGATTAGAAACTCCCTTAGTAAATGTTTGACCAAGGTAGTAGGTTCTATTATTTATTGAGGTGGAAAGACCTGTAAACGTGGTGCTGATTGATAAATTAGAACTACCGCCAACAATAGTTACATTACCACCACTATCTGGATCAGCAGTAAATCTTGTTGTGTTATAACCATAAATCGCTGCAGTAGCTGTTTGTGCAGTTGAAACAGAACCAGTCGCTGTTATAAAACCAGCAATAGTTCTATCCTGCCAATACTTTAAAACACCAGTTGTTTGATCATAGGCAATGACTTTTCCATAAGCAGTAACACCTGTTCCAACAGTTTGAGATATCAAACTATCTGGAGTAAATGTAACAGAGCTATACCCAGTTCCTGATAATCTTAATCCGTAAGCAGCACTTGCTTTATCTAAAGTGAGTAACTGATCAGAACCAAATGCTTTAGGATTTTCCAAAACACCAATTCTAGCAATCTGATTTCCTGTTATGAAATCTGGGTTTTCAGCATCATTTTCAATTCTTGCATAAAGTAAAGCATTAGTTGCACCCAACTCTCTATAAATGTCTGAACCATGACCACCTGGTGGTGGAATAATAACGTCAAGAGTTGGTGGAGCAGTTGGTGTTGGAACAGATCCAGCAGCTAAATCTACATTACCATAAGTATATCCAAATCCTTCGTTTGAGACAGTGACACTTTCTATTTGAGCATCATTGTTAACAACAACAGTGCACTCTGCGTTAAATCCATCACCCTTGATTGGAACTCTGGTATAAGTTTGGTTAGCAGTTCCTATACCTGTTCCTCTATCCTTAACAACAACAATTTTAATTCCACCATCTACAGCATTACTTTTTACAGCAGCATCTGCAGCATTATCTCCCCAGTTTAAAGGAACTGGCATAAAGTCTGTAGAATCAAATTTAATTAAATCTGCTGGTTTTATACTATATAAGTATTTCCAAATATATCCGTCTCCAGATGTACCTGCAGTTCTTGGTTCTAAATCTGTAAATGTTGGTTCGTCTAGAGATGGTTTACCATCAGGTGTTTCTGGTGTTGTTCCATTCTGTAAGCAAATATAAACTCTAAAATCACTATTAACAACAAAGTAGTTTGCAGTATATAAAGATGTTCCACCAGAATTAGGTGGTGCATTCGATATACTATAGTCATGTCTATAGTAATCGTATGTTGTTCCTGAATTCCAGTTTAGTTTTGGAACAATTTGTTTTACATCAGCAGAGGTTATTCTCTTTACTGCCAACATAGTATCATGATAGTCGTTCATATTATTGAAACTATCAATTGGTGCTGGAGGAGCAGAATCCCACGTTGATACGATACTTGTAGGATTTGGTAAACCTACAAAAGCATAGTAAGAGTTAGTCGAAGTGGATACACCAGCAACGAAATTCTTTGCATTTAATATTCTTATTTGATCCGTTATGATTGCCGACATGAACTTTTGTTTACACTTTTTTTATTTATTTAGACGACGAAATTCTCAGCTTTAAGAGCAATCTTCCTCTTAATCTGTGGCCCCGTCTTAATACCAGTAACACCATCAGTGGTATTAACAGTATATGCCTGTGATATTTGCCTATCAGTTAGTTGTAATCGACCCCAACTATAGTCACCGACAAATGATGTTGATAGACCTTGATTTAATGTAGAATAACCAACAGTGTTCTGCAATCCATTCCAATCCAGAACCCTACAGAATACTCTTGTTGCTAGTTCTGCCTGATCTGTTCCATACCCAACAGTTGTGACTCCAACATGATGAGAAACTTCATATATGTTATCTAGAGCAGTGGTTCCAACTCCAACATAACGACCAGCTCTGTCTAGTGAAGTAACTCCACTACCAATATTAGAACCACTAACTGTAAAGAAGAATCCTGTTGTCAATCCACTTCTTGTTATTGCATTAGGGCTATTAATAGCATCATCCCTTAATGCCGAGTCTTTTGGAACATAGAGATCAAATACAATCGCTGTTCCAATACCAATTCCAACACCATTAGCTCTGGAGATGTTTGAACATATTCCAACTCCAATGACAATACCAAAGTCTCCACCATAGGATTCTATGGTATTTTCCTCCCTAACATATGTAGGAGGAGCAATTAAAACTTTAGGAGGTGCAGCATCAGTATATCCAATACCAGATTGAACTCCCACTGTGATTGCTGTTACAGTTCCACTACTAATCGTTGCTGTTGCCTTTGCTATTGTGGTGCTTCCAATACCAGCAAATCCTGTGCCACCAATACTTATGGGTTGTTGTATTGTAACTAAGGGAGCAGCAGTGTAAC